TTGTGGCCTGTTCTTCGGTCATTAATCATCTTTATACTTTTCAACAGCTTGGCGCAAAAATCTGCCGTGTTCAGATAATGTAATATTTTCAGGACGTACTTGTTTTACTTTTAATTTAAAGTGTTCTTTAAAGTCTTTCAAGATTTGTTTTTGATGACCTGAATCGCGTATGTCTTGGCAAATCAAATCTCTTGCCATCGGATTTATAGCTTGAGGAATTAGATAATCTTTATCGGGTTCTTGATTCGGTTTTGTCGGTGTTCTTACAACATCGTTATTTTCAGGCGGTTCTTCTTTTGGTTGGTCAAGGTCTTTAACTTCAACATCAGCCCAAAGTTCGTAAGCATCGCCGAAAGAATAACAGGCGCAGGCGCACAAATGACGGCGTTGCGAATTTTGAATATCATTTGCACTAATTTTTTCGTAAGTTATAGCATCGTTTTTATTGTTTGTTATTGCATAGGGAAACAAAGGAAGTTTGACCCCTGTTATAACATTTACAAAGCATCCCATTAAATAGCCTGTATTATTAGGAGCCATCCAAACAAGTTGGCCGTTTGGGTCAGGTTCTAATGAAAAAAACCAGTTCGGCGCGTTTTCTCTTATTCTTTGCGCTGTTTTCGCCCAAGCGCTATATGTAAAACGCCCTTTTTTATAAAGATCGCCTGTCGTTATCAGGCCGCCCATATTTGGGATTTCGATTGGTTTTGTTTGGTTTTCCATAATCCGTAAAAAAAATTAAAGGCAGGCCAGAAGGGTTCCCTAAATGTAGCTTTGACCCATAACTAACTACAACCCTAGTCGCCTATTCTAGGTAGTCCGCATCAGAGAGAGGTTGGCTGACCGCGCTTCGTTATGGTTATCGCGGCATAACAACTCTGGCCTATGTTCTTTAGTCTACCAATTTATTCAGGTTTGTCAAAAGTTTTAATATTTATATTTGCCCCTATACGTTCAAATCGTTTTGCATAGCGTTTTAACGCCTGCAAACAAACAACAAGAGAATCATCCGCAAGAACAGTTCCGCCAGATGTAACAGATAGGGCATCAAGAGTACTGCGGGTTAGCTTGTCAACATCCCCTGTTGTTTTGCTAGTGCAGAAAAAAGGCGCACTATTTTTCAAGATTTCTGCATTTTTACCCGTTCCAAAATGGCTTTTAGGGCGTGGCATTATAAATTCAATAGAAACTTGCACGGGTTCATTAAACGGGTTGCCTGCAAACGCTTCAAGCGCCGCGTGAATAATATCCTGACGCCACGGCTTGACCCTTTTGCTTGATTCCATCAATCCGCCGTATCTTGTTAGAGTTTTTGAACCCTGCGGCGCGGGTAAACCTACAACACGAAATTCAAGTTCTTGCATCTTCCCAACACCTATAATCACAAAGCACTTTTGCAAGTGCAGTTAAAGCGGACAAATCATAACTTGCTAAGTAAATGTGTGTAGCCCCTTTTGTAAATGGCTCGCCGTTTACTATAGGTTCATCATCTGGAAATTCTTGATAACCCCAAAATTTACCCATAGCCTTATGTATAGGAGTATTTACAAAGGCAGTTTTAATAGTTTCAACACCAATTTCACTTAATTCAAGTTGATAAGGAGTTGGAACACCATCTAAACCATCAAATACCATTAGATACTTTTTTAATTCTTCATCAAACCAAATTTCATGTTTTGGAAATTCTGGTTTTGTTTTCATTGTTTTTTTCATTTAAAATCCTCCTTGTTCAGAATCAAATCTTTTCCACGCCTGCGACCACGCATAAGCGCAATCAATCGTATGCTGATCTTCGCCAACTACACATTTATTGGGCCTTGCCCAGATTGTTTTACATACATCAGGGATTATTTTGTGATGTTCTGCAAGCGCTTCAAGGTAACTTCCCATCTGCGCGTTTGTTGAATATGGTTTCGCGTACTTCTGCGATTGTGTTTTTAAATCAATCAGCATAAGTTTTTCTGATTTATTATCGTAACCCAGAAGATCAAGTTGACCGCCGACAGATTTTTCGAGATCGCAAAGCATATATTCAACCGCCCACGGCTCGAAATCTTTCCACAGTTCCAAATCCATAAGAGGTTTTATCCAATCTTCATAATCGCCCATTTCGATTTTATCGTTGCCGAGCATCCGTTGTTGCAAAGCATAATGCGCTGTTTCTCCGCGTGGTTGCCATTTATGGCGATAGCGTTCAATGTTTTCTAATTGTTCAGGCGTTTTTGTATTGCAAACTTGAGTTGTTGAAAATGCAAGCTGTTCGCCTGTAGGTTCCCAAATGTATTTGTGGGTTTTTTCTATCCTTGCGATAGGTAGCGGCTCTAATAATTTTTTCATGCCACCGACATCCCGTAAGGCGTCTTAAAGGTTTCCCTGTTGATGAATCGAAACGATGCTGAAGGAACGCGGGTTGACATTTTGACAAGTCATTTAAGCGGGCTGATGCTGTTTGATGCTTCATCCCAAGTATTTCTTCTACTTGGTCACAAGTCAGCCCATCTTCAAAGTTTCTCACACATCGTAAGACATCCAGACACATCCCGTTTATTTTGTCTTTAATAGATTCGGCGGCATCTTTTGATGTTTCTGTTTCGTTGCTAGGTGCAACTGGATAATTAAAAAGTGGTAAATCGTTTGTTTCCATTGGTTTAAATAGTTGGATAATCTTTTGGGTCAATAACTTCAACACGTTCTTCAACCTGTTGAGTTCGGGCGAGGTTTCGATGTTTTACGCCCTGATAACCTTTTGGGAATCGTGATTTTGCATTGTTGCAATCGTCCTCCACAGTTTGCCATCCGTCCGTTTTCTTATCGAGATCGGTCAGTAACCACATCTTGCGATCAGGGTTTGCGGGGTTCGGTTTATGTAATCCCGCTTTTAGGGTTCTAATGATAGAACCCACATCAGCAAGTCTTTCCATTATTCAAAACCTCCTTTATTTAGGAAGTCATCAAAAATTTTTTTTAAATCTTCGCCATATATTTCATCAATAGCTTTCCAAAGATAAAGAGGTAAATTTGGAAGTAATGGGTCATATTCAACTAACATCCCAATATCTGCAATTGTTCCGTAAACTTGCGGGTCATCGTCATTTTTGAAATTTACAGAAAACCTTGGAACAGGCATCCCAAAATCTTCGCGTTCTAAATATACGCTGACTTTGTTTGATGGGCTATGAAGTAAATTCATTATTCAAACCCCCTTTCCGCTGTAAATACTCTTGATGCGGGATGATTTTTAACTGGCTCTTCTTTTTTATAAATTTTCTGAAGACTTGGTACATAAACATCCTTATAGCCCCCGATAATTGCCATTTCTAGCGATCTAATCTGATCTTCAAGGGTAAACGACCTTAACTTATCAAAGATGCGATTGGCGACCTTCTGACTGCAAGTTGCTTTTTTCTTATGTCTTATGGGCCACCATTCAACAATTAAATCGGCGTGTCTTTGTAGATCATCAGGAATTAATTCTTTTTTGATCTTTGGAGAAGAAAAAGGATCAATTTTTTTCTTTTCCTTATTCTTATTAATAGAATCTATATTAGAGAATTTATCTGCGCTCTCTTGTTTTTTTTC